GGCAGTTCACTAAACTGCTTGAGGACGGCAAAATCATATCCGCTGAAATCTTGCCCGAATTTGCCAATGTCGTTGAGGAGGTTTTTGCCCCTGCCCTTTCGGGAAAGCAGAACTCGCTTGACGCATCAATTAACAGGGTAACGACCCAACTTGACCGCTTCAAGTTGGCCTTGGCCAATTTCTTGCCAACCAAAGCGGTTGCAAACACTTTGTCCGATTTCTTCGGAAGCTTAAACACGATGATGGAGGCGGGATTTAAAGACTTTGTTCGTCTTGGGGCACTTGCAGCAAGTGGCAATTTTGCGGCTTTTGATTCTGAATTAGCAAAACTTGAAATTGTCCGTGCGGCAGAAACGGCAAAGGCTGAAAGGGAGCAAAAGGACATTGAGAATAGGATAAAACAAAGGGCGGAACTTTACGCAAAGCAAGGGGTAAGCACCGAAAAAGCTATTAGTGGCGAAACGGATAGGATTACAGAGCAGCGAAAGGAGCTTGAGGAGTTAAACAAGGAACTTGAAAGAAGAGAAATTGCTCTTAAAAAAGCAAGGACAGCCAATGTCGGACAGCCAGGAACCGCAGGGATGAGGGGCATGGCTGATGTCGTTGGGGCAAAAGAAGCCCTTAAACAACAAAAGGAGCTGGTCAAGCAGAAGGAGAAGGAGATAGAGTTTACTCAGGGGCTTATTGCGGCCATTGGGCAATTATCTCAAAAAAGAGAAGAGGAGCAAGAAAAAGTTTCAGCAGATACCAAAAAGGCCGAAATTGCCGCCTCCAAGGAATTGCTTGCTGCCGAAGAAACAAGGCTTTTCAAGACCACCGAAGGAACGGTTGAATACTATAACCAACTTATAAAGACCATTAAGGCACGAATGGAATTGATTAAGGTTGAGAAAAGAGACACGCCAGAGGCAATGGGGCTTGACCTTGCAAAACAAGAAAAGGATTTGAAACAAGCCGAAAGGATGATTGAATCCTTTATTCAAAAAATGCCAAAAATTTCCTTTACAGAGGTTGCTTTGGATGGCTATATAATAAAATTAGAAGAAATTCCCGAAATTCTTGAGGAAGGGGTCTATGTGCCGAGCGTTGAGTCCTTTCAAAAACTCAGCAAAGAAATCAAAGACTTGACAGCTCAACGCCTGGAGGATGTTGTTGCAGGAATTGAAACAGAGATTCAATTTCACGAAGAAGGCACAGACAGAAGGCTTGAGCTTGAGAAAGCGTTGGTGATGGCCAAGGCAAAACTCGCCGCTAAGAACGCCGAGATTCAAGGCAAATCGGTCAAAGAGATTGAGGCCATCTTCGCCAAGGCCAACATTGATATGCAAAAGCTTGACACCGACTTTAACGATGGCAAGAAGAAGGAGGCCGAGGATTACGCCGAGTTCTACAAGCGACTGCAAGACGGCCTGGATGGGTATGAGGGAAATTCCCTGGATAAGCGATTGAAGGCCATTCGTGAATACTATGGAAAATTAATCGCCGAAGCGAAGGTCTATGGCAGGACTAAAGAAGAGATTGATGCTCTTGCCGCAAATCGGGATAAAGCCCTGTTTGAGGAGAACCTAAAAGAGGTTGGCAAATTCGTTAATGTAGCCAGCGATTTATACAACCAATTCACTCAGATTCAAGAGATGGAGTTTAATAACCAAAAGACTGCTCTTGACAACAAGCTTGCCCAAGGATTGATTTCAGAGGAGCAATACAACGCAGAAGTCACGAGGATTGAAAAGAAAAGGTTTGAGCAAAACAAAGAGTCTCAAAAAGTAAATGTCTTAATCAATACCGCATCGGCCATCATCCGTGCATTTAGCGACCTTGGCCCTGTTGGTGGAGCTATTGCTGCTGCCGTCATTGGTCAATTAGCTATACAACAATTAGCCGCAATTAGTTCAAGTCAATTCCCACAAGGATTCAAGGATGGGGTTATTGACTTGAATGGGCCAGGCACCGGCACATCCGACAGCATCCCGGCTATGCTTTCAAGAGGAGAGTCCGTGATGACCGCAAGAGAAACCGCTGAATACAAACCTGTGCTTCAAGCTATTCGGGACAATAATTTTGAAAGCTTTATCGCTAAGAGGTATATTAATGCGATGGATGGATATGGCAAGTCGCAGGGCCAAGGTAATTCCTTTGCGGAAAACATATTGAACTCGTTTGATATGCAATCCGCAGAAATCATAAACGCTATCGGGAAGAACAAAAGGGTAAAAATTGATAATGTGAAAGAACTTGCCAGCGCAATTTTTCCAAATTCTATCAGAGGCAGAGTTGTAAACAAAAAGATGAAGTAATGGCTGAGTTTAAATTTTACCTAAACGGCACAGAGGTTGAGGAGCCAATGAATTGGATGGACTCAAAGTTTGAATACCGAAGAGACCCAGACCTTCCTGGCCTTATCACAACTTTTGTTGCTGATGTTGAATTTTATGGCAATGCGTATGAATTAATAAAGCAAGAATTTGAAGACGGAAATGGTTGTGGTGAGATTTTGGTAAAGATTGAAGAGCTATGCACAAATGGAATTAATCGGGAAGGCATCATCTTCTTGTCCGAAATAGACCTTGACCTTTATCGTTGCGTTGCTAAATGCAACATTGAGGACAATACCATATACGGAAAGTTGAGTAGGTTAAAGGACGCAAAGATTCAAGTTAATTGCGAGAAAACGGTTAATGGGGAGATTCTTGCGCCAATAAGCGATTTCCCAATGCCTTTTAGAACGGTTGGAAGCACATTGACTCCAGCAATGGCCGGTGCATTAAATCCCGCTTTTGCTAAAATGTTTAGGTCATTTAGGGTTGCCGAGGTAATGCAACAAATGCTTAATTACCTAACGGACAACGGTGCCACAATAGTTTCCGATTTTTTAGGTATAGGGCCAGGGATAAACATTGGGACAACGGCAAAATTTTACACCGAAAAAATATGCGGTATGATATTGGGCTGGGTAGGTAATCTTGTTGTTCCTGGAGGAGACACCGTTGTTCAAGCCGTAACATCTTGGACGGATATATATGGCAATCCGCAATCCGTAACAACAAACCTTGCAGGGCCGTTAGATAGCAACAATGTCGGAAACCAAATAATAATCGCCGTTGATTGGGACGGAACCGTGCCTGGGAAAGAAATAGACTTGGTGCAAGGGGTAAATCCAAGAATAGTTGAAGGATTGAATGTCGGAAACGCTGATGCCACCTATAATGGGCAAACAATGCTTCGGTTTCGTTTTTTTCACAATACTGATGTGTCCATTAAAATAACCAGCTTTCCTTCAAACACGCTTTTATATACGGCTCAAGACTATTACCAAATAGCAGGAAGAAAGCTTGAGGCGGTTGTTGGAAGCACAACGGTTGATGTCAATGGAAAATACGGAGGGACTAATTTGTATATAAATTACGGAGGGGCATTTCAGTCCTCTCCATCCGTTCCTCCACAAGGCGATTCACCAAGGAGCAATTCGCTTTATATGAGCTTTCAAGATTTGTATGGGTCTGTTGCTTCCTTGTATAATCTAAGTATGTACCCGTATTTTCAAAATGGAACGCAATATGTACGCATAGAACAAGAAGACTATTTCTTTCCTACAACTCCAACAATTCAAATAGACGATGTAAGGCTCGTATCAAAAAAGAAGGACAATGAGTTTTCTATATCAAAGCTGAATTACTCTCAAACGAATGAAAATACTTGGGCTTATTTGCAGTCCGAAGTTTCTTACATCTCTAATGACTGTACCGATAACGATGCTACCATAAACACCTCTTTGGGATTCCCTCAAGGGGGATTCTCTATTGATGTTGAGTTAATTAACACGGAAACTATTTATATGGTGGATTGGGGAGGGTTTGTCTCTCTTGACCCGAATCAGCAACAGCGTCTTTGGAGTGCATTTACCATACCGGCACCATTGCCGCCAAACGAATATCTTGGCAGCGTTTCTTATGTGTGTGAGTTTAACTCTTTAACAGGCCCTCCGTTTTTCGGTAGATTCTTGATTCATACAGGCTCTGCCGTGCATCCGCTTGTTGCGAGAAACTACATCCTTAGAACATCTAATGGCCTAAAGATTGCAGGGAACACGATTGACAATGTATCATCTTTGCATATCAAGTACCTTTACAACATTGAAGTACCCCTTACAAGAGAAAGTTTGAGTATTATATTGGCCGACCCATCCTCTCCTATTGTATTTAACGGAATTACGGGATGGATATTAAATATGTCTCACGATATTAAAACAGGAATGACAACCTTTGAACTTCTGACCGAATGATTACACCGAATCAACCAATATCGTGCGTGCCAAGTACGGCAACGAATAACGCTCCTGTTAACGCAGCAACTTCCTTGCTTTATTATACGCCCAGCGCAAACGTGATAAAGAGTAATATCACGGGGTTTGTTAGAATAACATTCGCTGGCTCTGGAGCAAGATTTTGTGCGGTTAATTACAATGTAAATCCAGCCACCACCTGCAAAAACGCTATTCTTAGAATTGAGATTTCCGATTTTACAAAAACAGGAGGAGATGTGCTATACATCTATGGCTATAATGGCATAGAGATAGATGATAATGGAATATATCAAATACCAATATCCACAGCCACTTTTAATTTTGAATTAGCAGGAAGCACGACCCTTCAATTCACAATAAAAAGCGCCCAGGTATTTTGCGTATCCGAAAGCGAGGATTGTGATAATTGCAAGACGGGGGATTATCAGCAACCGATATTGACGGAGTTCAATGGCTCTGGCTGGACATCTGAGTCACTCAGTTTCCAGGCTCCTGCGCTTATGTTCAAAAACCTCCTTTACAGCATTTGCGATGGAAACCCCGAATGGACATTAACCTCTGGATGGGGATCAATAGACACAACGCCTGTTTGTGGCGTTGATTTGAATTATTGCTACCCAAGCGCAGGAACGTACAATGGTTTTGTAAATGGTCTTTTTTCTTCTCCGCTGATAAACGGAAAAAGATACAGAATTTCATATACATTAGAAGAGATAGGGGGAGAGTTTTGCGGCTTTGTTAACACGCTTGCCGTGCTTAATCCTGCGGCGGCTTCTTTTACCGATGACGCTATTTGTCCAGGAGATTACGTTCATTACTTTACATACACCGGCACAAGCTACCTAACGGGTACGAATCTAAACTTTAGCATTAGGACAAATGCGAATGGAAAAGTAAAGATGAGGATTAGCAATGTAAGGGTTGACGAACTCGGT